GTTCTGAGCAAATATATATTATTTATATATAAGTTGGTCTTTCTAAATAGTAACATAATGTTATCACTAAAAAGTAGTAAATCCTATTTGTCACTGATGAGTAGTAAATCTTTGTTATCACTTGATAGTGGTAAGTATCACTTGTCACTGGTGAATAGTGACAGTATTAGAGTTGTCACTAACAAGTAGTAAAAATATGTCACCACCAACAAGTAGTAACAGAATGTTGTCACTAGGGGGTGGAGGTAAAAATCAGAAAGGGGATTGAGTAAGTTACCTTCCTTCTAATTTTTTTCCAATTTTTGAAAATAGCTTTTTTTTAGTTGTGTACATTTTCAGATTTTTCAGATACTTGATTTTTTCTGATTTTTCAGAGGTTGAAGAATTTTGAAATTTTTTGAAATTTTGTCATTGTTTTGTGGTAAAAACAGTAAAATTTATAAAGTTTAACTTCTTAAAAATTGATATGTCTGGAGATTTAGCAGAGTATCGCAGTATTGGTTCTTTACTGAGTGTTAAGATTCCGAGTATAGTTTTGGATTTCATAGATTCTCATTATGGTGAGATACGGAATGCTGCTTCTTTTTATCCGAGGTTATTAGAGAGTTTACCTTCTGATGTTCCCAAGCCTACTTTTAATGAATGGATGTATTATTACAACATAAGGAAGTTACAATTGCTCATAGAATCTCAGAGTGATGGGATGCGAATCTTGGCAGAGAGGATTCGTTCTTGTGATGATCCTTCAGATCGTGCCAGGTTAGAGAAGCAGTATAGGAAGCTGGAGGAGCGTCAGCATTTATTCTTGCGTGATGTCTTGAAGTACACGAGTGCAGGCATAGATCGTGAGACGCCGAAGAAGATAGAGGTAGAGCATACTTCCAAGATACCTGTCAGCGAGATTCACAAGATAATGCGGAGACATAAGAAGGTGATCGATGTTGACTACGGCTGATTCTTCAGGCTCTGCTTATTTGGGCTTTGATTTGGAGAATCTTGACTTACGTTTTTTCAGGAGCATATACAAGCGTTTAGACTTTAATAATTTCATCACGAGGAAGGACATTGACCCTGTTTTGTATGATTTGAAGTTTAAGTTTGTTGACTATGTTCTTCAGAAGAAGGATGCTGACGAGCTGAAGTATGCAATGATATGGTCAGACCCTACAATGTTCAGCTATATGCATTTCAAGCTTGATGGTAAGCCTTGTAGGTTGTATGATTATCAAGACTTGATCATTAACGATCCTCACAGGTATAAGATTTTCAGGGCTGCCAACCAGATTGGCAAATCTTTATTGCTTGATGTGAAGGCAGCATATAATCTTATCATAGACCATGGTCATGCTCATAACGAAGCCATAGTAAGCAAGTCTTTGCCACAGAGCATGTTCCAGATGCGTAGGGTTAAAGGTCTGCTGAACACCATTGAAGGTCTTGACTGGCGTGAGTCGAAAGGTCTCGCAGACTCTATGTCTGTCATCACCGTAGACATAAAAGACGATGATGGTAGTGTTATGTACACTAACATGCTTGTCTGTGCTCCCTGCACAGAGGGTTTGCTTGGGTATGACCTTCACGAGCTTAATCTTGACGAGTTCGAGTACTGGGACATTGACCAGCAGTATTTCTTTAACCAGATAGCCCAGCCGAGAACATACTCTACCAAAGGCAGGATTACCATCTTTAGCAATCCTAATGGTATGGAGAGTTTCGTTGCCAAGCTTGAAGAGCAGACACTGAAGAACTCTGGCAGAAAAAAATGGCATACTTATGTGTTCAACTATCTTGACAAGCCTGGTAATACTGTGGAAGAGTTCGAGCAGTTACGTTCAGAACTCTCACGTCAGGAGTTTGAGAGTACTGTAGCAGCCATACGAAGCATTAGCAGCAAGAACTTCTTCACCATGGAAGAGATAGAACGTAGCTATGATCCGAAGCTTACAGAGCTAAGCATGGTTGGCAAGCAGCCGTTCTTCTTCCTTGACGTTGGCAGTAAGCATGACCAATCAGTGCTTGTCGGTGGCTACATAGAGCCTGATGAGCATAATGAGAAGCTTAATCATATTTACATTCCCATAATCCATGTATATCCTGTGGGATATCCGATAAGCAGGGTCGTAGGGGCAGACGTTGATGCCTCTGACGGCTGGCATTATGAGAAGTCTGTGAAGGATTATCTCAAGGAATGGTCAGCTGACGGTATCCAGCCCGTCTTTGGCGTGGATGTCACAGGCAACTCTGGCATAGCACCATTGTTCGAGTCTGTGGGCATACAGCCAGAGAATGTGACTTTCTCTGGACCTATGAAGTCAGGCATGTACCAGAGATTTAAATGGTACATGGAGAAAGGCTTGCTGCATAGGATCAAGAGTGAAGAGTTCGAGTACCAGGCTTCACACCTCGAGATGAAGAAGTCACAGCGTGGATATCTGATGATACACCACGAGAAAGAAGACGATCTTGATGATGTCATGGATGCCATTGCTGGCTTGATATATCTTGCTGATAATCCAGACATCATAACTCCAACTTTGAAAATCATATAGATGGTTTAAATGACAACCTGTAACCGTTGCGGAAGATGCTGTTACTATGTGCTTGATGGCAAGATCAAGAAATGCAAGTACCTGGTTAAGCATGGTAATAAGACGTCGTGCAGGATTTTCATGCGAAGGCTTGGTCATGTCATTGATGTCTCTAAGAAGACTGGTAAGGTTGTAGTATGCGTGTACAGGTCAGAGTCTCCTTATGATTATCCAGGTTGTCCTTTCAACACTGGCAAAGAGATACATCCAATCTGGAGGGATAATCCTGATAAACCAACGTTGAAATATTTGAAACAAAACAAAGGTGAGATACAATGCCAAAAGCGAAAGCCATGAAACCTTCAAAAGAAGAGATAGAAGAGATCATAAAAGAAAAAAGGAAGCTAGCAGCCAAGAAACAAGACTTAAAGAATAAGCAGAAAGAGGTTGATAGAAAACGGAAAGAGCTACAGTTTATGATAAACGGTAGGATTGTTGATAAAATCCAGATGCAGAACGACATCCGTGCGTCTTTCCTTAACCTGATGAAGATGTCGTTAGAGATTAAAGAGGTAGAGAAACAGCTTGATACTGGTAAGATTACCATTCAATGGAACGGGATACCGATGCCGAAAGATATGCTGGCTGTGCAGCACGATATACTCGTGCATAATTATAAGCTTGCCATTGCAGAGTTCAAGTACAAGGAACAACAGCTAAAGAACATGGGCTTCTCTGAGGAAAAGATAGAAGCCATAGTGAAGGAAGGAAGAATCTTTGGAGAGGACAATGAAGGTGATAAGAATGATAAACGACAATACATAGGGTGAGGCTAATGCTTAGATTAATGGAAAAGTTTATAAACAACTTAAAACATTGTAAAGGAGTAATAAAGACCTGGCATCAGCGGATACTCCAAATCACTGAGGAAGATCTTGAGAATCTTCATCCACGACGTAATCCCTACCAGATGTTTCTCGATTGGTTGCTTGAAGTAGTTATATACGGCACATTATCGACTTTTGTGTTGTATGTGATATTCAAACTTCATGGTATAGCACGTTTTACAGCATTATCTTTTGCTATAGGCGTGCTTAGATGGTTAGTACTTGATATAATAGGAGACATAAAAAATAAAATAAGCAACTGATCAAAATGGTAAAACCCTTCACGAAACTGTTTAGCGTGTTCACGAACAACCAGGCGGCATACTCTACCATACAGAGACACATGCCGATGTTGAACGAGATAAACACATCGCTACAATCATACTTTGGTGCTTCCACACAGACACAGAAAAAGAAGTATCTCATGCGATGGTATAAGTCTATCCCAGAACTAACAGCCTTAGCTAATAAGGTTGCTAGGGACATCGTGAGCAAGTACCATTTTGAGAACGTTGACCCTAGTTCTTCAGGCAGGAACAGAATTCTCAGGGCTAACGAGTTCGCATTACAGGTTAATCTTAAGAGGCTTATGCTTGCTCAGGTAATAGATATGCTTATCACAGGTGAAGCCTTTGGCTGGATTGGTAGGCTTCAGGAAAAACAGGTTAAGGAAGCCTTAGCAAACATTGTGCGGAGGCATAATATAGAGACTAAAGAAAAGAACAGGCTTATGAATGATATACTTTACGAGATTAAGATAGACTCAAGCCTTGTGCGTAAGTACAACTTTGATGAGGATCTTAGAAAGCCACGAAAATACTTGTATGTGCCATCATCAACAATGGAAGTCTTACATGACAGGTATGATGTCATAGGCTATAGACAGATCGTCGGCGTAGAACAGCCGATAGATTTTACAACTGACGAGATTATCCATTTCACTTTACAATATGTCGATGGTAGGGTTAACGGTTTCACGCCTGTAGAAAGCATCATTGTCCAGCTTGAGTTATTGAGACAGATGTGGCAGAACCTTCTTAGCATACACAAGAACGGAGGTTCTCCAGATAATATCATAACCCTTAAAGATGTAAGACCAGGCTCTGAAGCATACAAGAGGATTGAAGAACAGCTTATGAAATACAAGCTTGTGGAAAACAGGCATGGTAATCTCCTATTCACAGGTAATGTTGATGTCAAAGAGCTTAACTCCATAGACAAGATGCAGTTCATGGATTCAGGATTATATATCACTGGCTTGCTAGCAATGCAATGGCAAGTCCCAAGAAGCAGTATTCCATACATAGTCGGTGGAACGAATACCAAAGATGATACAGGCGGTAATTCAGAGAGGGGTTATTGGGATAATATAGAGTTTGCACAGGAAATCTTTGCAGACACTATGAACTCACAATTGTTCATACCATACTTTGGTGTGAAGATCGTCTTTGATAAGAAGTTTGTGCTTAGAGATATACAAGAGCAGACAATGATACAGCTTAGGCTTAATAATATAAAGCTTGAGAATGACTTGCTTGGCATTGCTGATAAACAGCTTAGCGAGGAGACATTACTTAGAGACCTTAACAGGACAACAGAAGATGTGAAAGATAGAAAGAAAGAAGAGCCAGTGAAAACAACGCTTGATAAGCAGTTGTCCAAAGACGAGGTTGAGAACTCTGATGATAAAAATAATATAGCAAAAAGGAAACGTGATGAGCAAGTAGCGACAATGAATAGTGCTGGTGTACCTGATGGTGTAGGAAGCAAGAAAGAACTTGCTATAAAAGAGTTGGACTTTGATGCTTTCCTTGAGCATAAACAGTTGGATACATTCCCAGATCAAAAAGTAGACCTTCAGACGTTTATAAAACTTTATGCAGAGGATAAGGCGTATCATCCAGGCATGCCGCCAAGAGTGTTCATGCGACAGAACGAGCTTTTCACAACTCTGCGGTTTAAGAGTTCGGACTTTGTATATTTCACAATCATACCTAATGAGGAATTAGAGAATAATAAAGTCTTGCTAAGCAATCTTAAAAACATATACAGGTTATAACAATGCCATCAACATCAACACGTGTGAAAGAATGTCAAGAAAGGTTTGCTTATAATAATAAAAATTTGCTGGAGTATCAGGGCTGGGCAGAGCCTGGTTTGTCAACATCAGAACCTGTGTGGTTAATTGTTAAATACAATTACAATAATAAAAACTTGCTTGTAAGCATAACCTTTGCTAAGGGCAATAATAATTTCGATAAAGTCTGGGATAATAGAGAATCATACACATACAGTTAAAATGAAGCGAAACATCATTATTTTTATGTTATTAACAGCGTTTTTAGTTTTAACTAGTACATCTTCTGCTTTATATTTTCCAACATTATATATTCCTGATGCGAATATATATGTTGATAGAGTGTGGTGGATAAACGAGTCTGAACCGTATTTATACGATTTTGAAGGGTATCTGAGGTTTAACGCTTCTGCATGCAATGGGAGCAATATTACAAACAATTACAACACTTATAACACGATTTATAACATCACAAACATAACCAACAATGTGAACAGTAGTGATGAGTATTTGTATGTCATAAGTGAAGAGATTAATTTCAATGACACAAAGCTTAATCTTACAATAGATGATAAGTTATCTTCAATAGATTTTAGCAACTACTATACAAAAGACAATGTCTATAACAAGTCAGAAGTGTATAATAAGACAGAATCTGATGATAGATATTGGAATGAAGATGGCGATGCTGGGTTATCTGGAGACTTCTTTGGAAGTTATGACTTATTTACTACAGGTAATGTGTTTATAGGCATGTCCTCATCAGTGTTGAATGAGAGATTAGAAGTTAATGGGAGAGTTCTTATACTTTCAGGTGGTGAATCTGGTGATGGATTTTTATTGGGCATGTTAGGTAGCAATTTACAATTTACTAAATTATCTTCTGGCATTTATTCAGGCACACCTTTGACTGTAGAAAATAATGGAATAAATGTTACAGGAGAAGTGTATGCAGTAGCATCTCCAGGTCATGCAATTTATGGAATAACGGATGGAAGTAGTACTTCTGCTATAAAAGGTGTAGCTACAGGGGCTGGTTCGGAAGGTGTTTATGGAGAAGGGTTTTACGGTGTATATGGTATTTCAGAAGATACCTCTGGTGCAGGGTTGTATGGTAAAGGTTTTGTTAATGCAAGCGGTTCTACAGTTGTGAGCATAGGTGTTGTAGGACATTCTGAGTCTGTAGGTTCAAGCGGTTCTTCTTATAACATAGGTGTTAAAGGTATTGCAAAAGGGTCATCTTTAACAAACGACCGTTGTTATGGGGGTTATTTTTCTGCGGATTCTGAATGTGATCAAGCGAAATATTCAGGATATTTTGGAGAAGGTAATGTTCTCGTATCTGACGATTTAATTGGATTATCATGTCCTTATGCAAAGACAGCAACGTTCTGGTCTGAAAGAGGTGCAATAACAAGCAATGCACCTCTAGCGATGGGTAATGGTCAGACGCCCACAGGAGCTCCACAAGTATGCTCTGGTAGGGTTGTTGCATTAGCCGCTATGTGTTCTGGGGCTGCTGATGCAAGTAATCATGTAGCCTTCGAGCTTAGGGTTAACGGTGTCTCACAAAATTGTGATACAGCAGAAGTAACATCATTAAATACCATGTACCAAGCTTCTACATGTGATGTTGCTTTTAACTCAGGTGATTTACTGAATTGTTATTCAAAAACAGAAACAGGAACTGTTACAGAATGTGTTTGTGTGTGGTGGGTGCAGTATGATTAAACCATTTAAGAAACTATGCGGACTTGTATTATCATTATCAGTACTGGCAGGCTGTGCCTCTGTGAAGCCCAAAGGAAGCATATTATTATCATACTTACCTAAAGATATAGAATACGGAAAACGTACTGAAGACGTCATAAAGACAGGCATAGAGGCAGGCTTAGAGACTAAGATTAAAGAAGTGGCTGTGTATTTGTATGGAGACTTTGAAACATGGTCAACGAAGGATAAGAATAGCATATATTTTAATCCGTTCTTACAAAAGTACGGGATTGGACTAATAACAAAGTATGATAACCTGTCTTTTTATGTAAGGCATGAGTGTACACACGCTGTTGGGAGTAATAGAGAGATACACTTTAACAAAGACAGGGAGATTTATTTTGTTAATTTTGGCGGTTTTAACGAGTTAGGGGTGAAATATGAATGGTAGATAAGAAAGATATAATGAACTACTCTGTAATAACAATCCTGCTCATGACTACAATACTAGGACTAATGCCGCAACCAGAAGATACTCATGTTTGTGTTTCACGTAATATAACAATGCATTGTGAGAGACTAAGCAGTACACAGAAGACATGTTATCCGAGAACAGACACCACTGTCGGCAAGAAGTATTGTGCTGAAGGTTGGAAACCTATTGATAGAAGTGATTTAAAAAATGATGTTGATAAAGTAAAAGTTCCTTTGCCTGCTGGAGGCTTTCTTGAGTGTAACGTTGTAGATGGTGTGCTTGACCAGCAATGCTATTTCAACTACAGGAAAGCATTGCGTAGCGAGTTCGAATAACAAAAAGTTTAAATATCACTACAAAAGTAATTACTACTTAGTGGTGATTATCTTGGCAGAAAAGATGAAACACATTAAAAAAATCAAAGAAACATTATTTTCTCCTATTTTTGGTTATGAGATTAAAGAGTCTAAGAGAGGTTATATTAGAGGGGGTTATATAGCAACAACTCATTTAGATGAAGGATTCTATGACGAAGAAAGAGGTATTTACATCAGAGACAGAATTTCCAAAGAGACATTAGAAAAATGGGCTGAAGAGATCAACAACGGTGTGCCAAGAGCTAACAAAGTTTCAGTTCATCACATGAGAGATATAATCCCTGTTGGTGTTGGTATCAAAGGTTCAGCTCGTGTTGATAGATTACCTGATGGAGAGTATGGTTTATATGTTGAAACTCTCATTGATGAAACATTACCAGACTTCGAAGACATCAAATACAAGATAGAGAATGATCTTCTTGATTCATTTTCCATTGAGTTTAGAACAAGAGATATTGCCACAGGAGATTACTTAGAAGGAGCAGTGACAGAGATTAATAAAGGAGACTACATTGAGAGGATACTTTTACCAGGGACAATCCTTGATGGTTGGACATTAGCAAGCAGACCAATGAATGAGCATGCTATAATGATTAAAGAGATTATTGGTGATGTTAAGATGGAAGAAAAAGCACAAGTATCCAATTTTGAAGAGATACGTAAAAAGAAAGGAATGAGTGTAGAAGAGTTTTATGCTGTTCCTAGAGATCCACCATCATCATCCAAACTTCCAATATTCGATGCAGCACATGTAAGAAATGCTATGGCAAGGTTTAGCCAGACCAAAGGATTAACTCCTGAGGAACGAAGGAAAGCCATAAACAAGATAATACGTGCTGCTAAGAAGTTTGGTATTGATGCGAGTGGTTTTATTGAAAAATATAAAAACAAAAAAGAAGAGGTAGTGAAAATGGAGGTTGAACATAAAGAAGAGGATGTTCAAAAACAGGCTCCTGCTGAAGAGCCTAAAGAAGAAGCTCAGGAATCAGCTCCTGAGGAAAAAGAGGTAAAAATCTCTAAGGATGATCTTGCTCTTCTTAAAGAAGCTAAAGAAAGGAA